CGACACCATGCTAGGCGAGTATGTACTGCAACGTGGGCAGAAGCAACCACTATCCCTTGAGGCATGTGCTGAACGGTATGAGCTTGACACAAAGAAGCAAGACACACTTAAGGAATACTTTAGTAAGGGTACATCTACTAGAGACATACCTCACGCTGAACTGTCTGAGTATCTGTCGCATGACTTACATGCTACACAACAACTGTATGATACTTTGCAGACATTGTACGAGGGATGCATTTCACTGGAGCCAACAGTCAAGCTAACCAATCAGCTTGCCCTGCACTTGGCACGTATATATCAGCGTGGCTTTCAAGTTGACATGGATGCACTGATGGATGTGCGTGATGAGTTCGAGTCTGAAAGACGTACACTTATCATTGCTCTTGAGGAACAGGTAGCTGACCTTATGGGTGACAGACCTATCAATCTCAATAGCCCAGAGCAATTGTCGTGGGTTATCTACAGTCGTAAGCCTGACGATAAGAAGGTATGGGCTGACCTGTTTGATGAGCGTATGCCAGATGCAGAGTACAGAAGTACAGTCAATCGTTACAGCACTAAGTTGTTTAAGCAGAAGGCATACCAATGCCACGACTGCAGAGGTTCTGGTAGAATACACCGTACCAAGAAAGATGGCACACCATTTGCTAAGGCAAGCAAGTGTACCACGTGTGTTGCACATGGCTTCTTGTATGAGAACAAGGATCAGGTAGCTGGCCTAAAGTTTATTGCACCTACAGCCAAGTGGGTTAGTGCTAATGGCTTTGGCACTGGCAAAGAGAACCTCACATTCCTTGAGGGCATTGCTAGATCCAAGGGTATGCAAGAGGCTGAGTCATTCCTTCAGAAGGTACGTAGGTTGTCAGCAGTAGAGACATACCTCAGGAGCTTTGTAGAGGGCATTGCAACGCATGTTAAGTCTGATGGTAGGTTACATGTACGGTTACTACAACACCGCACTGGTACAGGCAGGTTGTCAGGTGCTGACCCCAACATGCAGAACATGCCACGTGGTGGTACGTTCCCTGTTAAGAAGGTATTCATATCACGTTGGAATGGCGGTAGCATAATGGATGCCGACTTTGCACAGCTTGAGTTCAGGGTAGCTGCATACCTGTCACAAGACATGACTGCTATTGACGAAGTAACTACAGGCTTTGATGTACACAGCTACACTGCCAAGGTTATCTCTGATGCAGGTCAACCTATGTCTCGCCAAGATGCCAAGGCCCACACATTTGCTCCCTTGTATGGCGCTAGTGGATTTGGCAGATCAAAAGCAGAAGCTGCATACTACACGCAGTTCACTACTAAGTATCACGGTATTGCTAAGTGGCATGAGGCACTAGCTAAAGAGGCACTCAATACTAGTAAGATAACTACACCGTCAGGACGTGAGTTCTCATTCCCTGATGTAGCTAGACGCAGGTTTGGTGGTGTGACATTTTTCACACAGATAAAGAATTATCCTGTGCAATCGTTCGCAACGGCTGACATAGTACCTCTATCTTTGATATACATTGATAAGCTACTTACGGCTAACAAGCTACGCAGTTGCGTAGTAAACACAGTGCATGACTCAATAATAATTGACGTGCATCCACAAGAGAAGGAAAAAGTATTACGAGTAATCGAAGCAGCTAATGATAAGTTGATTGAGATAATCAATAAACGTTGGGGTATAGACTTTAACATTCCATTATTATTAGAAGCAAAGATAGGGCCAAATTGGCTTGACACAACCGACGTAGCATGATATAACTATCGTCTGTTTTATATAAAAGGAGAGACTACCACATGAGTAACGTAGCAACAATCGACACTAATAATTTTGCAGCAATGTCGCAAGCAATGGGTATGGGTTCAGATCAACCCAAGAAGAATGAGTCTAGTACACTAGCTCGACTTCGTATTCAGCACACACCCCTTATGGGTCAGCAAGAAGTTGCTGGTAAGATGAAGAACGTAGAGGTAATCTCTGGGGGTACATACAAACTTGAGATACCCGATGGGCCTACCTACTATGCAGAGAAAGTATCTCTTCGTCCCTTCTTGCAAAGGTTTATGTACAAGAAGTTTATCAAGGGTACTGACAGTACACCCAATCGTTTTGTCAAGACCGTTATGGGTAACGACATGAACAATGACATGAAGGATAACAATGGGGGCTTCAACTGCGGTAAACCTGCTGGTTGGATCAAGGATTGGGCAGCACTGCCTGATAACATGAAGGACTTAATCAAGTCTATTAAGCGTGTTCGTGCTATGTTTGGTACAGTAGAGATGGTCAACCCAACAGACGAAGGCGGTAGTCCTGTGGACGTAGATACTACCGCATTCATCTGGGAGATTGACAATCGTGATGCATTCAAAATCATGGGTGAAATGATTGGTAAGTATGGCAAAATGCGTAGGCTACCACCTCAACACTACATCGAAGCTACCACAAAAGAAGTACCACTACCAAATGGTAGCAGCTACTACATTCCTGTGGCTAATCTGGATCTCAACAACACGTTGGACATGGATAATGATGCACAGGAAAACTTTGCTAACTTCCTAGCGTGGATAGAGAACTACAATACCTACATCCTTAGTTCATGGGATGAGAACATGCACAAGAATGAGGAAGTAGACACAGCTACGGTGGAAGAGTTTGTGGATATTGACGCAGAGGACTTTGTCTAATGCACCACCCTGCTGAACTGGCGATCAATCAGTATCTTGAAGATGCTACATCTGGTAAATCCACAATGTCTGAAGAGACAATACTACAGATTGGTACAGATGTAATGGATGCTATGAAACGTCAGTTTGGTGGGGGCAATAAGCGTGATGAGTTTCGTTTGCGAATGTCTAACATTGGTAAGCCAACTTGTCAGCTTTGGTTTGCGAAGAACAAGCCAGAGGAAGCATTGCCCAAACCAACCACGTTCGTAATGAACATGCTTCTAGGAGACATCGTTGAGGCAGCATTTAAAGGTATCATAAAGGAAGCAGGTTACCCATACGAAGACAAAGACAACTTCGTATCACTACAACTAGGTGACACTACAGTAAAAGGTTCGTATGATATTGTTGTAGATGGAGCAATGGATGACGTTAAGTCTGCATCTGATTGGTCATATCGAAACAAGTTTGACTCGTATGATACGTTACAAAAGAGTGATCCATTTGGTTACGTAGGACAGTTAGCTGGCTACTCTAAGGCTTCAGGTAAGAAGGTAGGTGGCTGGTGGGTTGTCAATAAAGCTAATGGCAACATCAAGTATGTACCTGCTGATGGTCTTGACTTAGATGTAGAGATAACTAAGTTAGAACAGACAGTTGATACTGTAAACGAGAACAAGTTTGAGCGTTGCTTCGAGCCTGTACCTGAAACATTCAGAGGTACACCATCAGGTAACACCATACTAAATGACAACTGTAAGTTCTGTGACTATCGCTTTTCTTGCTTTGAAACATTAAGAGAGTTACCATCTAAGGTATCAAAAGCTAGAACGCTTCCTATGGTTAACTACATTAGTATAGGGGAGTGACAATGAACGGTAAAAGATTTGCCGCTGCACTAAAGCATGGGTATAGGAGTGGCCTTGAGATAAAGAACAAGGACTTCTTAGTTGAGAAAGGTATCAAGGTAAAATATGAGGAAGTCAAGATTGAATGGGAAGACCTCATGTACCGCATCTATACTCCAGACTTTGTGCTACCTAACGGTATTATAATAGAGACTAAGGGTAGGTTTACAGCAGATGACAGACGTAAACATGCCTACATAAAACTACAGCACCCTAAGCTGGACATACGGTTTGTGTTTGAGAGTAGCAGACGCAAGCTAAGTAAGGGAGCTAAGACAACCTACAGTCAGTGGTGTGTTAAAAATAAGTTTATGTTCCACGATAGGATCATACCTGAAGAATGGTTGTATGAGAAGGGTAAGGACATGCATCCAAGTTTAATACCTTTCCCATTAAAGAAAGTTAAAAGGAGAGAGCATGGAAAATAATGAGAGAATATTTTTAGAGTTTGATCCAAATGATTTCATAGTACGAATAAGTCCTATAACAGATACTAACGGTACGTGGACAGGGGAGTTAGAGATAGGTACTTGTACAACAGACGAGAACAACCTCAGTGATGGGGACTACGTAAACCTCATGCAGCTAACACAGATGTTGCTATCCACAATACCAGCTATGGAAGATGACGAATATATAAGAGACACCCTTTACAAACTAGCCAATAGTGTGGTAGAAAAAGAAGAAGCTCCCCAGCGTAAGCTAGAGAGCATTGACGGTAACATAATAAATGTAAAATTTAAATAAGGAGATAGAGAAATGACAGATAGTACTATAACATTAAACGGTGAGTCGTTTACTATAGGAGACACTACTCTCTCTGACAATGTAAACTCACCTGATCACTACAACTTTGCAGGTATAGAATGTATTGATGCTATACGTGCAGCTACAGGAGAGGATGGTTTTTCTCACTACCTACAGGGTAA